GATGCGATCCGGGGGCAGGGCGTCATCACGGTCGCCCGCTAGTCATGACGGGGTGCCGTCATGGCGATTCCATGCCAAGGGTTCACGTTCACCTGGGGCGGGCAGACGCTCTCTGAGGTGCAGGCTCTCGAAGCCGACCTCTATAGAGGCGAGCTCCCGCAGGGTCGCACGACCACATGGACGCCGAATATCGGCGACGTTCGTCTGATTGGATTCTCGCTGACGAACCTCGGCACGTCTGACTATGGCAAGCGCAAGACGTTGACGATTACGTGCCCGCCCACAACGAGTGGCGGCTCGGTGACGCTGTTCAGTGCCGACTGCATCTACAGCGGCTACCGCGTTGACTCGCAGGCGAACGACGCCGTGCGATTTGCATTCACGTTTAGGGTCATGGATACGGTCGGTGCTCCGACCGCACCCTAGGAGAGACGCAGATGGCACTGTCGGCAGATCAGATTCTCGCGGCCGATGATCTCGGGCTGAAGCCGGTCGCTGTTCCCGAGTGGGGCGGCGATGTCTTCATTCGCGTGATGAGCGTGGGCGAGCGTGACGCTTACGAGCGGAAGTGGATCGGCAAGAAGGAGACCGGCATCGAGAACTTCCGGACGCAGTACCTCGCGGGTGTGCTGTGCGACGAAAGCGGGAAGCTCCTGTTCAGCCGCGACCAGATCGACAAGCTCGCGAGCAAGTCGGGTGCGGTGATGGGCCGACTGTTCGATGAGGCGATGAAACACAACCGGATGACCGAGGAGGATGTGCAGGAGTTGGGAAAAGGCTGAACGCGAGCCCGACTCGGCGGTACATGTTCGCGGTCGCTCGCGATCTGAAGATGACCGTCGGCGAGTTGGGCACGCGAATGGATTCGGCCGAGTTCGCTGAATGGATCGCCTACAACCGCTACTACTCGGCACTGCCCGACTCGTGGCGGGAGACGGCGTTGATCGTCACGGCTCTCCTGGCTCCGCACATCGGCAAGAACCAGAAGCGACCGAAGCCCGAGGATTTCATTCCGATTCAAAAGCCGCCGCAGCACGAGTCGCAGGATATGGCGGCGTTGCTGGAGTTGCGGCGGCAGTTCGGTCTCGATGATCTCAACGTGAACGATGGCTAACGTACTTTCCCTAGCGTTGCGGGTCACGGCTGACGCCAGCGGGCTGAAGCTCGATCCGGTGCAGCGTGCGCTCGTGGGGCTAGGGGATCAAGCCGACAAGCTCACGAAGCAGTTTGAGAAGTTCACGGGCGGAAGCGATGCGGCGGCGAAGGCGCAGGCCAACTTTGACAAGCAGGCTCAAGACCTTATCAACACGCTCCGCGATGGCGGCAGTGCCACAGAGTTCGCCGCTGGCTTCGAGCGGCTAACCGAAGCAGTGAACAAGGAGGCCGCCGCGTTTGAGCGTGCGGCTCAGATCACAGCCGCGAACCTGTCTCCTCTGGAGCGGTTCGACCGTGCCCAGGCGGAACTGAACGAACAGGTGAACGCCGGGCGGATCTCGCTGGAGACCTACAACCGGGCGACCGAATCCGCTGCCAAGGGGCTGACCGACGCGGAGCGTGCGGCTCGCGGGCTCGCTGTGCAGCAAAAAGAGATCGACAACGCGGCCCAGAACACGACACTGAAGTTCAATGAGCTATCGGGCGTGTTCTCGGTGCTACCGGGCCCGCTGGGCAACATCGCGGGGCGGATCTCAGGGATTTCGAGTGCGAGTGAAGGGCTGTCGCGAGTGTTCGCGGGGGGGCTGAAGACAGGACTGACGAGCATCGCCTCGTCGGTCACTGCCTTGATCAATCCGTTCACGCTCGCCCTTGCGGGAATCGCGGCTTTCGCAGCCGGAGCTGCTGCCGTTGCGCGAGGGCTCCTCGATCTGGAAGATCGCGTTGAGAAACTTGGCAACACCGCCGACAAGCTCGGCGTGTCGTTCGAGTTCATTCAGACGCTGGAAGAAGCGGCGAACCGCAGCGGCACCAGCATCGACGCGGTGAGTGCGGCGTTTGGCCGTCTTCAGAAGTCGGTGCTCGGCGTGGATGAAGAAAGCAAGGCCGCACAGAAGGCACTCTCGGAGATCGGCGTCACGGCTGATGAACTCGCTGCATTGTCGCCCGAGGAACAGTACCAGCGGATCGGGCAAGCCCTGGCCGACATCGAAGATCCGGCTCGCCGCACAGCTACCGCTACTGCGTTGTTCGGCCGGGCAGGGGCGGATCTTATCCCGTTCTTCAACAACATCGGCCCGGCGGCAGATGACATTGAGCGGTATGGGCGAGCGTTGACCTCCCTCGATCGCCAGCGGATTGATGAGTTTGGAAACAGCCTCGATGCCCTTCGCATCGGTACGCAGGGGCTTGGTCAATCGCTGCTCCTGCCGTTCGTCGGCCTGGGCGACGGCATTGCTCGCGGGCTTGGCGAGCTCACGGCTGGCATCACGGCGATCGTTGATCCAATCGGGCGAATCCTTGAGCCTTTGTTCACGCAGATCGGTCGCGTGGTTGAAAATCTCGGAGTCTTGCTCGGCGGCTTGGGCCGCATCATCGGCGCAGTTTTTGAGCCGTTTGCCGTGGTCGTTCAAGAAGTGTTTGCCAATCTGGAACCGCTCTTCGAGTTGTTTCAAGATCTTTTTCGCTCCCTTGTAGATGGTGCGGTCGCAGTCGCGGAGTGGGTGATTTCATTCACGCCGACGGGAGCAGTCGCAGAAAACGTCGGAGCTTTAGGCGAAGTCGTCTCGCGCGTGGTCAATATCATCGTGACCGCGTTCCAACGCGCGGGCGAGTTTGTCAGCGCATTGTTCTCACGATTTTCTGAGCTCGTCGCACAGTCGCCATTTCTCCAGACGCTTGGCGAAATCATCGGAACAGTGTTCGGATCGGTTGCATCGGTGTTCTCTACCATTGCGGATGCTGTTGGGGGATTTGTAGGCAGACTGCTCACGATTGCAGAGAACTTCCTCGGCATCGACCAATCGGCCCAGCAAGCGGCGGATGCCACGGGTCAGATCGGTGCGGCAGTCGAGCGATCAGCGGAAGAGGTCAAGGCACTCGACAAAGCGTTCGCCGACTCGCAAGAGGGTCTCGACTCCGCGATCGCCAAGGCGGGGGAGTTTGGACAGGCGGGCTTTGACGCGGCTCTGGAGTTTCAAGCTGCGCTGGCTGACCTCCAAGAGCAGGCGAACGAGGGAGAACTGAACGCCGAGCAATACGCTCGCGGTGTGGCGAACGCGACCGCTGAGTACGAAAAGCAAATCGACCTGGCGCGACAGGTCGCGGAGGAGAACGAGCGGCTCGCGGAAGAGGCGCAGCAAAGAGCCGAGGCAGAAGATGCGGCTGTGCAGCAAATCATCGATAAGAATCTTGAGCAGATGCGTGTCGATGAGCAGTTCGGCGGCGACTCCAGCCGAGCCCAGGCGGCCGACAATCTTCTCAAGATTCAGCAAGAGATCGTGAGAGTTGAGGAGCAACTCCAGGCGGCTCGCTCGTCGGGAGACCAGGCTGCCATTGATGCCGCCACTTCGCGGCTGGCGACGCTTGACCAAGTGGCCGCTCGCGAGCGTGACGTTGCCAGCGGTGCAGCGAAGGAGCGTGAGCGGGCGGCGCAGGAAGCTGAAAAAGCTGCAAATAAAGCCATCGAAGACGCGAAGCGTCTGGCGGAAGAGGTGGAGCGTGTCAACGAACAGATCCAGAACAAGCAAGAGGAGCTTGCGACTCGCCAGTTCGAGATCGAGGTTGCTCGCGCCGAGGAGCTCGCCACCGTCCGCACTGGCTCAGTCGAGATCAACGACCTTCGCTCTGGCGGCATTTCGGCGTTCTTTGACACGCTGAAAGAAGACCCCGCGATAGCAGAGGCGAAGAAGCAGACAAAGGAACTGGAGGCGATGCGGAAAGAGATCGCCAAGCTCAACGCCGAAAAGGTTGACATTCTCTCGGGGGCAGGCTGACCATGAGCGTTCACAGTTGGCGAGAGATGCCGCGTACTGCGACGCACCTGATCGGGGCATCGCCCGAGTTCGAGCGGCGGTTCGTGGCGACGCTCAATGATCCGAACACGACTGCGAGTCTCATCGTCCAGTCTATCGGTGCTACGCATGGCTCGCCGTTTCCTGACGTGCCAGCCGCGACGTGCTATGACCTCGAACTGAACGAGGCGTATGAGGGGAATCGGTACTGGGTCGAGGTGGTGGCCCGATACAAGATCCCCGCCGCCGACGAACGGGACATCGATCTCCTGCCCTGGTTGCGGCCCGACGTGTGGAAGTTCCAGACCCAAGGCGTCGCAGTGCCCGCACTCTACTATCTCGATGGCACCACGCAGAAGCCGCTTACGAACAGTGCTGGCGACTACTTCGAGGGGCTGACTGTTGACGAGGCCCAGCAGAAGATCACGATCACCAGCAACCGTCAGAGCTTTCCCTCGGCACTCGCAGCGGCTGTGACGAACTGCGTAAACGAGAGTGCCTATCTAGGCTTTCCGCAGGAAAGTGTGAAAGTGCAGGGCATCTCGGGCGAGCAGGTTATGGAACAGGTGAACGGGCAGGAAGTTCGCTACTGGAAGGTGACGAGCGAGCTCCTCGGGCGGCAAAGCGGCTGGAATCTGTTGTTGCCTGATGTAGGATTCAACTACGTGGAAGGTGGCATCAAGAAGCGGGCCGACGTGCTAGGCCCAGACGGGGAACAGGTTGCGTCTGCGAATCCGATCGCGCTCAATGGCAGCGGTGGCAAGCAGACCGGAAGCACATTGCCTGCGATCCTTACCCGACGAGTTTACAAGCGGATTAACATGTCACAATATTTCGGCTCGCCGCCGAGTTAGGAGTTCCCGTGGCCGACATTTCTTACAGCGTCAATCTGAATGTCAACGCTGGAGCGTTGTCGCAGAACCTCAACGCTGCGAACATCACGAGTGACTTCTCCACGACGGGGCTCTTGGCTATCACGCTGAATCTCGGGACAAGCACCCAGGCGATCACCACAGCCTCGGCATCGAGCCTCGGGCTATGCTTCGCCCGATC